CTACAAGAAGCAAAGGAACAAGCCGCCGCACTCGGTGGAGATCTCGCCGCAGCAGGTCGGCGGGGTCCTCTCTGGGGATCTATAGATCTACTGGAACAACTGCTCGGAGTGAATATTCCCGATTTCGGCGGAGGATTCGAGAACCCAACTACACCCAGAGAGTACAATGATCCGGTTGATCTGTGGATGAACAATTTGGGCGTAGCCAGTTCGACGGAAGATCTGTGGAGATCAGCATATTCTAACTATGGCTCATCTCGGTAATTTTACCGGAATTCGGATTCTTCAATTCGTTACGATTTCAAAATCGGCTGGAATCGCACTTTTTGCTCGACCAGGGACTTCACCTGGTCACCGAATTCCGGAAATTACTCAGATCCTATTCTGAGAGTCCCGACGGTCGAATTCAGAGAGCGTAGATCCGTGATAGATGCAGATCATGGAGGGGAACGGTGCGGCTGTACTCGATCCCCCAAACTTGAGACGGCCTCTGATGAATCGGATCTCACACCACGGGAGAACAAACTCCCAAAAATACGCCGTGTCGGTGTAGGGCGGGATCAGAAGGATCACCGTCGATCCCGTCGCATACCATTCTGAGAAGCATTTGCGCACCCATAGACCGATTTGGCCACGGGTATAGGGGGGATTGACGAACGTCGCTCTATCCATCGGGAAGGGCACCTCTAGGTTGTCGGTTTCACTGTGGAGGGGGCACGGATCGTGTAGTGGTCCGAATTCCTCAGTATATGCCTCGATGATCTCCGGTGGCGTACTCCAATCAGGACTTGAATCCGCTTGAACCGGTTTCACTGGATCACACCACCAGCTGGATTTTTCAATGTACTGAGGAGGCTTGACCCCCCTCCTTTTTCGGTTTTTAGCATCACTTGATCGCCTCCGCCGCTTTCGAGATCGTCGTACACGCAGAACAGTCGCTCTCTAGGATATGCCCGTAGCGCATCATGGTCACTCCCCCCTCTCCCGTCACCACCATCTCAAGGGTTGAACCCTCATTCAATTCCAACCATCTCACGGCCCCACAGATCGGGTTCCCACATCGAAAAGTCTTGAATCCCTTCTTCTTCATTTCATCAGCAAACCAATCAAGGATCTTCTTCATTCAATCCCCTCCTGATCGAGCGTAGGATCCCCTTGAGACTTCGAGGACCAACGCTTCTTCGCCGCTGCTACTCTGGAGGATCGGACGAAGGTGGTTGAGTCGAACCCGATCAGACTGTCTTCGTGCTTCTTGATATTCGTCCGTCGTCGGTTCCTCCTCAACTGCTCTGTGCGGATTGATCCCACTGGCCGGTATGCTGGATATTCAAGGATCGAGTCCGTCCGGCTCCTGCCTCGGTTCCCAGACTTTCGGGTCAGCATCGCCTGTACCCGATGGTTGCACTTCCGACAAACCCGATCTAGGCGCTTCACTCCCTGCTCTGTCTCCCAGATCCACCAGTATTCGCAACGTGAGCAGCACCACAAGCCCCGACGCATCAATCCCACCGCTTCGTCCGCATCGTAGATCCGTCAGGGAAGTGGATCACGATCTGCTTCTCGATGTATTGGGAATGCTCCTCGATGAGATACGATAGAAGCGCGTCCTTGTTCTTGAATCCTGATCGGCCTCCCTTCGAGAGAGAGCCGAAGGACAGCCCATACTTTCCCATCAGAGATCACCTTCCCTGCGGAGTTCGTGCTTGATCCCGGTTCGAGTAATGAAACAATCCTGATCCTGAATGTCTCGGATCTGCGTGAAGTCCTGAACCTCGAAGACGATTTTACAGTACCGGCAGACCATTCGGATAATCATGCGTTCACCTCCGAATCAATGTGATAGTCTGGAAGATTCTTCACTCGGTTCGCTCTCATCCCGTTGAAGATCCCTGAGAGGTTCGCTAGTGCCTTATTAGCGCGTTCTAAGGCCACCGAATCGCCTCGGGGCACTCCGGCCCTCAAGATGGCGTGTGTGCGCTCCCTGAGTACCTCATCGATCATCAGGGCGGTCAATATTTCGTATTCGGCATGCCGAATATTTCTGAAGCGGTCGGCGCTCGGTTTGCGGGGCATAGCCCCGTAAGGGGGGGGCCGTCCCTACATAACAACGGCGCTGCTGCTGCTACCAGTTCACTACAATTCAGAGGTATAGGCAACCTCACGATCCCGCCGAACCCGTTTCCCGGCTCTCTCGATCCTCTCAACCGTCTAATACTAGGAACGGACATGGGCGGGTGTGGTGGAGGGCCACCGAAACGAGAGGATTAAGGCCGGGATGGGGGCGTGTCCGGTCGGGTTGATCACATCGTACTCACGGATCTCTTGGTTGTGGGCGGTTTTGCTCTCATTTTGGCCGTTCTGATCCTGATCCACCGATCGACCATGATGTTGATCGCCCAACTACTCGAGGAAATTGACGCTAGGGTCGCGCTGGCGATCAAAGCCGTCGTCCAAGACCTACAACTGGAGGGGATTGAACCCCCCAATCCGTTCCAGCAAATGCTCATGGGATTTGTGGCCGAGAAAATGAATGCGGCGAAGATCCCCAGAGATTTGAAGGGGCAATTCACGCCTGTAATCGAGAACGCTAAGGATCTTTGATAGTCCTACCATACAGGCGACATGTTATGGCCAAGCGAAAGACGAAGCGTCGAAGATCACCCAAGACGATCAGCGTGATGAACGTCCTCGAGAGTTTGACCTACGCCAGCATCATTTCTGAGGGCGTCGCTGGAACAAGCGTCTTCGGCCTGTTCGGTGATACCGATCTGTCTCAAACCTCTGTCTATGATCAGGGCCTCGGCACTTCTTCGATGACTTGGACTGGCGGCGCTTCGCTGAGTCTGGGCGATCTAGTCACAGAACCGGCACAAGCACTCTCGATCATGCAGACCAACTTCTCGAACAACTGGAAGAACATGGCCGTCGCCAGTTTCGTGACTGGTTTGACTTTCAAATTTGGCCGCCGATTGATGCGCCGACCGATCTCCAATATCAATCGCAACATCATGAAGCCTCTTGGCGTCGGGATCCGGGTGTGATTGAATGGCTAACGTTCAGTCCTATGGACAACTCATTTCACGATCTGGGGCCGTGATCCCAATTTTCAACGCCGCAACGACCGAGGGAACCGAGGATAACGTGCAGAGTGATTTCAATTATGTCGGCAGCGCACAAGACGTAGGCACCTACGGCAACCAACTAGGGCGTTTCATCCTAGCACGCGGAGGCTGGATCGCAGAAACGGACGCCTCATACAATTACATTCGTTCAGCCGGCGTGATCAAGGCTGTCGTCCCGTTCGGATCCGGCAAAGATGGGGGCGTCACTCCACTCCCCGCACCTCTGCCCTACCCGAAGGAATTAGAGTCCGGAGATCAATTGATGGTGATGGCTAACGGTGTCTCATCGAGGATGGCTTCGGTATCGGTTGCCTGTTCAAATGGTGAATACCATGTGTTCATCGTCACACCCTCGGGATCAGGCGAGCATGAGTTCGTGTCGATCTTGACCGGCAACGGGATCGGTACGACATTACAGGGACGAGTCTGCACGCATTACATGGCTCAAGCAGGGAACAATGATGCAGAAGTGACCTCCTCGGTCATGCTCCTAGACGGTTCAGGAATACCGACCGGATCTCTAGGTTTCACCGCCTCCGGTGGCGCCACCTCCACCCAGTTTCAGCCCTCCGGCGGATTGCCGATCCACTTAAATTCAAGATTAGTTTTCAGGACAGACGGTTAGCCGAGGTGATCTCGGATGGCGAAAGCAAGTAAGGCGGCGAAGGGCAGGGTTCGCCGTGCGACTATGGGCGAAAAGGCTTCGCTCAGAAAGTCAGCGCGTCTTCTGGCTGACTTTGATCTGATTACTCAGAAGCGGTATGAGGCCATCGTGAGGACGACCGAAGCACGGAGGTGATCCGGTGTATTCGTCCTATCAATCTCGATCCATAACTGTCGCAGCCACTGATGCCGGATATGCGACCGGACTTGTGACGGCAGGGCGAAAGGCTCGAGTCGTTCTGTATCTGTCGCTCTATTCCGGCACTAACACGGCGACTTCTGCGATCAACTTCGGCGTGTCCGGAGTCAATGAGGACAATAGCCCCGGCAACGAATGGAATTACGCAGCCGCTGGAGCGAACCCGTTTTACATGGCCACACAAACCTCGGGGATCGTATCTAACTTCACTCAACTGAACCCCGACAACATCGCCCCCAGTCACGACAAACAAAACAACGCCGGAGTTCCGATCATCATACCCCCCGAACACGTCTTCTCAAGCACCGTCGCAGATACAAACCTGAACGGGACCATAGTCGTGAACATCATCACCGCCGAGATCGGTGAATAACATGCCTAAGGCTAAGCCTGATCAGGTCATTGTCCACCGTATCGAATTACAGGACACAGAACGGGATCTGTTGTCGGGTCTATCCAGTGCGATCATGTTCAATCGGATCGCTGACCCGATGGTCAAACTCCTGAACGATGTGACCGGGACAGTGACCGTGCTGACTCTGCTCGCAGCCAGTGGACTTCTAGCAGGGCTGTCCTTCGTGTTCATCTTTGATCCTGAGGCCCTCACTGATCCTATCGAGCAGTTCCTCGGCCAACTACAAGAAGCAAAGGAACAAGCCGCCGCACTCGGTGGAGATCTCGCCGCAGCAGGTCGGCGGGGTCCTCTCTGGGGATCTATAGATCTACTGGAACAACTGCTCGGAGTGAATATTCCCGATTTCGGCGGAGGATTCGAGAAC